GTCGATGGTGCAGCCGGGCGCGTGGTGGCATCCGAATCCTTCGCGACCATCCGTGCTGGCGCGGGGAACAGCGGCGGCGACAGCAATGCGGCGGACCAGGTCGGGTATCTGTTCTCGTCCTCCACGACCGACGAATACCAATACCTGTTTCGCGGGTGCTGCACGTTCGATACGTCCGCATTGACGGCATCGGCCTCGGTCAGTGATGCGACGCTCTCCTTGTATCTGACACAGAAGGGCAACGGGCTCGGGTCGGCGGATCTGCATGTCGTGAACGCGGCCCCGGCGGCGAACAACGCGCTCGCGGCCAGCGACTACGGCAACATTGGCACAACGTCGTATGGCTCGCTCACGTATGCGAGCGGAACGACCTCGGTCTATAACGCCATCACGTTGAACGCGACCGGGATCGCGGCCGTCTCGCTGACTGGGATCACGAAACTCGGGACGCGGCTCTCCTGGGATCAGTCGGGCACGATGAGCGGCGCATGGGCGAACACGGCCGTCACTAACTATCAAGCGTCGATGGCTGACGAGACCGGGTCGAGCCAAGATCCGAAACTCGTCGTCACCTATACGCTGACCTACCGACTGCGTGTCTCGGCTGGGCAGAACGTCGTCAGCGCGGTCGCCAACTTCACCAACAGCGCGAGCACGTCGCTGGCGTTCGGCTCGGCGGTGTCCTCGGGGCAGCTCCTGACGTTGTGTTTCACGTCGGGGTCGAGCAACGGGTCGTCAGGCGTGCAGATTTCGACCGTCACCGATACCGTGAACACGGCGGGCAAGTGGCTCCGCGCGATTCGTCAGCGCAGCAGCGCGGCGGCGTCGTCGCTCGGATGCGAGATTTGGTATGCCCCCAACAGCAGCGCCGGCACGCCGACGGTCACCGTCTCGCTGGCGAGCACGGCGGCGGGTCACTTCCTGTATGGGTTGCAGTCGTGGACGAATGCGTCCACGGTATCCACGGCGGTGCTCGGGTCCGTGACGAGCACAGCGGGGAATAGCAGCAACTTCACCACGCCGACGATCTCGTCGCTGTCCACCGGTAGCGTGGTGATCAGCGTGTGGAAGGCGCTCGCCGGCAAGACTAACCGAAGCAATCCGACCGGGTGGAGCACGTTGGCGCCGCAGAATAGCACGCGCGAAAACAGCTTTTATCAGATCCTGTCGGGATCGTCGGCCGCGATCAGCACAAAGTGGCAGGTCACGGCGGCGGACCAGTATGTCGTCGCGATGGCCGAGTTTCTCGGGTCCACCTATACGCCGGTCCCCGGCAAGGCCGGCGGGTTTCCCTTGACCGTGCTGGGGGTCCAGTGACGCTCTTCTCGTCGCTTTATTCGGGTCGCTTAGATCGGGAACTCGGCACCGATGACAGCACGCAACTGTTCACGACCGCGCGCCGGAAAGCCGCGATCAATGAAGGGCAAGAACAGTTCGCGGACCTGACCGAGTGTCTCCAGCGCCAGTCCACGTTCAGCATCACGGGCGGGACGGCGGAATACAACCTGCACAGCACGGCGGTGCTGCCGGGCGGGGATTTCGTCCGGTTCAGTAAAGAGCAGATCCAATACCGCTATACCGATGCGTCGAGCAATCTGACCGTCTTGGCGGGCGACGATCTGCCCCGGCGGGATGTCGCGTGGCTGAACCGCTACGAACCGGGCTGGCAAATCTCGACGGTGGCGTCGACGCAGCAGCAAGATCCGCAGGCGCATTACGTCCGGGCGGATGGGGGGAATCTCTATCTCGGCTTCTGGCCGACGCCCTCCACGGGATCGAGCGCATCGGCGGATGTCGTGGTGCCGTACATTGCGCGCCCGACGCCGATGACCTCGGACACGTCGGAACCGTTCACGGTGAACAGCAGCGTGCGCGGGGATCTGCGGGTCTATCACCAGGCGCTCGTGCACTACGCCGCGCATCAACTGGAGAAGTTCCGGCGCGATGAGCAGGCCAGCGCGTCGCAACTCCAGCAATTCCTCGGTTACGTCGCGCGGTATACGCAGCAGGCGCGGACGAAGGGCGGGCAGGCGGTCGGCTATGCGCGCAACTACTGGCGCACGCGCGGGACGGATCGCGGCACGGACCCGCGCCGATGAGTATTACGGTCGTCTTTGCGTGCGGGCATCGACAGGCGTGGGCGGATGGGTCCGCTGCGCCGGTCTGCACGACGTGTGGAGAAACACGGGTCGGGCGCGTGCAGGCGCCGCCGCCCCGGATCACGGGTGCGTGTCGCAGTCCCTTGAAGGTGCAGCATGGCGAATGATTTTGGCGTGACGTTTGCTCCGACCGGGGGCAAGGAACAGCAGCAGAGCGGCGACGCGAACGCCCCGATTCAGGAAGCGATCCGCACGCTGTCGCTGCGGATTCCGTCGGTGGTCGGCACGCGCGCGCCGGCGCCGTCCGTGTTGCTCAACAGCATGGGCGGGGGCGGCTTGGCGAATCCGATGGGCATCAATCTGGAGCGGTTGTTGGCGATGTTGTTTGGCTCGGGCCAGCCGGCCTCGCCACAGGGCGCGACGTTGCAGCCCGGCACGGCGGGATTCGGGGCGGGGCAGACGAGTCAGCCCGGCGGATTCCCGCAAGCGCCGCGGATGCCGCCGATCACGGACTCGTTCGAGATGCCGACGCCCGTCAATAACAAGCCTGGCGATCCGGGCGTGCGGTTCGGGCAGACCGCGCCGATGGGGGGCGCGACACCGCTGACACAGGCGCAGCCGCAGCCGCAGTCGCAGGCGACGCAGAACGCGCTCAGTAAGTTCTCGGACCCGTATCGGTCGGATCCGCGCTTCTAGACGATGGCAGGATCGCCCAAAACGCGATCGGCGCAGGCGTCCAAAGCCTACCAGTTGCTCCCGGTCGTCGGGCCGAGTGCTGGGGTCGATCTCCGCTCCAGCCCGACGCTGCTGAAACCGGAACAGGCGCGGAGCCTCGTCAACTTCTCGCTGGCCGAGCCGGGGGCGTTGGTCGTTCGCAAAGGTTACGCACGGTATTCCACGACGAGCCTCGGGAGCAGCCGCGCGCAAGGGGCGGCGCGGGTTTACCTCAATACGTCGATTCCCTCGCCCGCGTCCACGGCGTTCACGCTGGTCGGCTGGGGCGCGGGGATCTACAACCAGACCGATTCCGGCGGGTGGGTCAGCACGACGCCCAGCCTCACCGGCCTGAGCACGAACGATCTGTCCTTCGTCTCGGATCGGGATCTGGTCGCGGTGCTGGACGGGGCGAGCACGGCGATCTGGAAGTCCACGAACGGGTCCAGTTGGACGCGCTTCGGCATCGCGGCCGGCACGGCCCCGACGCTCTCAACGCTCTCCACGGGCGGGCTGTCGTCGGGCGAATACGCGCTCTCCTTCACCTACAAGGATCGCGGCCTCGCCTACGAATCGAACGGCCCGACCGAATCCACCATCACGCTCTCGGCCTCCTCGGGCGCGATCAAGATCGTGAGCCCGAACAGCACGGACGCCCAGGTGGACGCCTACGTGGTCTACGCCCGCAAAATCAGCGCGGGCGAAACGGTGCTGCGGAAAGTCTCGAGCCAAGCGCAGAGCAGCGCGGCGACGAGCACGCTGGTGGTCACGTCCTCGGCATGGACGACGGCGGACGAGATCCCGACTGATCACAGCCTGCCGCCCGTGCTGTCGTTTGGCGTGGTCTGGAAGAACCGTTGGTGGGCGCGGAGCGCGACGGTCACGAACCGAATCCACTTCACGCAGATTTTCGAGCCGCAGTCATGGCCGGCGCTCTACTACATCGACATTCCGTTCGAACGGGGCGACGAGATCACGGCGCTCCTGCCGTTGGGCGATACGCTGCTGATTTTCGGCACGACGAAGATTTTTGTCATCCTCGGGCAGTCGTCGCTGGACTTCGAAGTGCGGCCGACGATTGCGAGCGAAGACGGGGCCTTCGGGCCGCGCGCGGTGGCGGCGATTGAAAACGGCGTCGTCCATGCCTCGGCCGCCGGGGTCTACATCTTCGACGGCACGACGGATCGGCTGCTGTCGTATGACATCGAACCGGCGTGGCGGGATCTGGTGGAGAACACGAGCGCGACGGCCCTTGAGCGTGTGGAAGTCATCTATCACCAGCGCGAGAAGGAATTGCGGATCAGCGTCCCGCGCCGGTATCCGAGTGGGTCGGCGGGCGAGTGGGTGCTGGATCTGAACCGGACGCGCACGACGAATCAGCCGGCATGGACGGCGACCGATCGCGCGGTCGGCGGCTATGTGCTCTGGAACGGTCCAGAGGCCGCGGCGGGGGATCGCGGGCGGCTGTTCTCCTATGCCACGGCGACGGGGCAGTTGTTCGAGGAAGCGACCGGGACGAGTGCGAACAGCTCGAACCTCTCGGCGGAATACGAAGGACCGGGGCTGACGCTCGGCGCGTTCCGGGGGCGGTGGATCGATCTGCGCGGGGAGTATCAGCCCGCCTCGGGGAACTTCGCCGTGGAGCCCGTCGTCGATGGTGTGACGCAGGGATCGCAGACGGTGAACATGACGACCGGCGGCGCGGTCTACGGCACGGGCGTCTACGGCACGGCGACGTATGCCGGCGGCGAGAACCGAAAGCAGTTCTACGCGATGCTTCCGCTGTCGGCGGATGGGCGCACGTTCCAACTCAAAGCCGTCTACAGCGGACAGGACACGTTCAAATTGTTCTCGTATCACGCGGGGCTCGTGCCGGAAACGAAGTCGCGCAGCTTCTCGGAGTAGCCGTTGGCTCAATATCCAAACGCCGTTAAGACCTTCACGACGAAGAACTCGGGCGAAACCATCCAGGCGTCTCATGTCGTGGATCTCCAGGACGAAGTCAACGCGATCGAAGACGGGCTACTGAACGGCACCGCGCCGGTCAACTCGTCGCGCATCACGGCGCCGGCCTCGCAGATCACGAACTCCACCGTGACGACGCTGACGGCGACGAATCTCGCGTCGGCGGGCGGGCGGTATGTCCTGCCGTCGTCGGGGGGGTCCACGGGGGACGTCCTGACGTGCGTGAGCACGAGCGGGTCCACGATGACGCTGGAGTGGCGCGCGGCTGGCTCGACCGCGCCCTCCGTCAAAGCGATGGCGCGCGTGAACAACTCCTACGCGCTCGTGAGCGGCTACAACGTGAGCGGCACGTCCACGGTGGCGACTGGACAAGTGATCGTGCGGTTCGCGTCAGCGCTCGCGTCCTCGGTGTATTACGTCGCGGTCACGATTGGCGGGTCGGGATCACGACGGAGGCCTGCTGCCTACAACCTCGCGTCCACGGGATTCCAGGTGGACGTGTGGGACGACTTCACGGAAGCGTTGGTCGATGTCGGCTTCCACGCCATTGTGATGAGCACGTAAGTTGGCGAATAAGGGCTATGTCGCCACGCTGCTGAACGCGCTGGACAGCGACATCAAGAAGCCGCTCCAGTCGGCGTTCGACTACGTGCTCGACAACTTGCAGATCGGGCCGATTCAGTCGGGCAAGCGCGGGACCAACGTCCAGTTGTATTGGTTCTCGTCCACGACGGCGGCGACGGCGAACGAAGAGTTTTCGGTGCGGCACGGGATCGGGACGGTCCCGACGTATCTGCTGATGGGCGCCCCGCTGG